AGTCATTGCTACTGTTTCCAACCTACCCGTAGGAAGAATGTTTCAGATGCCACTTGCCGCTGGCGATAGTGGAATTCAGCAAATCACCAGAGTTCGAGTCTCGATATCCACCGGCACTGGAACACTCAACGTGATGGTGCTCCGTCCTATTTGGATGGGAAGGTGCATCATGGCCAACTGGGGTGATGTCCACGATTTACTCAAAACCGGACTTGTCCAACTTTATGACACCAGTGCTCTTTATGTCGCGCTCTATGCGGATTCGACGGCGGTTGGACTTCCGATGATAACGATGCAAGTGGCGAGTGCATAATGGCTAATATTTTCCGCAGATGTCCAAGCGGCAGGATTGCCTCAGGCAATCTTGTGCGGAAATCTACTGTTCCTGGTTCTGAATTAATCGCTCAGGAATTTTTCGAGATAGGCAATGCTCGCTCCGGCTCGGCATCCATTTCTGGAAAGGGATTATTAATTGTTCTTGGTCTTGCCGGAATGTTGGGTTTGGCCGCATTATCCGGCGCCCCTGGGCATCAGGCCGCGATTGGTCAAAAAACTGGCATTAATAATGCGGTGGTTTCTAGCAAAGGCGCATTATCTGCATCCGGCTTTCAGACTGAAATTCATTTCGGCATAGCCGCTTTATCCGGGAAGGGTTCATTACACGCCGTTTGTTTTAAAATCGGTTCTGGAATCGGTGCTGTTTCCGGCAATGGAGCATCGGCAGTAGGCGGAGTTAAAACTGCTTTCTCAATTACGGCGATTTCCGCTAATGGCTTAATAATCTCAAGTGGGGATAAGGGGACATCAGATTCAGGTGCTATTTCATCCAACGGTTCTATTTCGGGCATTGGCCTCAAGATCGGATCGGGGACGGCGGGGCCGGTATCTACAAATGGATTTCAGATCGCCGGGGGAATAAAAAGCACTCAAGTTGAAGCCGGTATATCCGGCAATGGATTCTTAAGTGCATCCGGCATTGCGGAAGAAGAAGAGGGGGTTAGCGGGGAAGCCGTTATTTCCGGCAACGGCTCACTTATTTCGGCTGGTGAAAAAGCGGGTTTTGTATCCGCGAATATTACGGGAAACGGTACGCTTGCGGGAATTGCGAAGACTACCAAGGAAGGAATATCTGCCATCCTGGGTGGTGGTCATTTGTCTGCGCACATTCGCGGAGAAATTTATGTCAAGCCATCCGTTGATCCTAAATTTTGGGCATCTAAAAAAGATTTCAAAAAAAGAATTATTAAATATTCCCAAAATCCCGAAAAAGAACCGGGCATAAAGAAAATACCAGGGAGGTCAAGATGAGTGAAGGCTGGTGTGCTGACTTACCGGATGCAGAGGATTACTTTATCGATGAGCGGCTTGAAACAGACGTCTGGGATAGCCTTGGATCGGCCTTGAAATTGAAGGCACTTATTAATTCTTATAACCGACTTTATTACGATCCCCGCTGGAATTTGCCGACCTACATTGAGGCTACCACGGCAGAACTGGTGATCCTCAGAAAAGCAAACTGTGAGATGGCCTATTACTTGGCCCAACATTTATCCGATGAGGATCGGCGCAAGGGGATTCAGGCCCAGGGAGTAATTGAGGCCGGGATCGTCAAGGAGAAATATGACAAGGATATGCTCATGGCAATAGCAGTACCGCCTTGGGTAATCGGACTTCTTGCGCCGTGGTCAACCGATGAATACGCCGGGAGCCTGGATTTGGCCAGGGATGAGGATGAATCGGTGCATACGAAGGTGCATAATTTTTAATGAGCAATATTAGCCTGGAATCAATCTATGGCGAGACGGCCCGCCGATTGCGGGAGTCCCTGCTTGCGGTTGATCCCATGACCTTTGACGGCGCAAGGGCTGAGCGAATACGGATTACTACCCGCCGGCAAGTGGCCCTACTCAACCTGGCCACTAAACGATGGGCCGATTTGGAAATTCCAAAAGCCTATCGAACCGGAGCTCGGCGGGCCAGAGTTGCGCTTGAGATTTTAGGCAAGAAACGGAAAAAGCCCGATATGGAAGCTCCAGAACTCCGCCTAAAAGACAGGATGCTTGAGCGAACTTTTGCGGCCAATAATTCGATCAAAGAAACGGTTGATAAATTCCTGGGGGCGGCGATGCTTGCAGCCAGAACCGTGAAGGGCACCCAAATCCAAGAGCAGATTAGCATGGATGATGCACGGGAGGTATTTGAACGGTGGGGCTTGGAGGCCGTGGCCAAACAGCAGGCCAGGGGAGTCCTGTCTAAGAAAATTTATGAATATCTGCGGACCTTAATTGAGGAATCGAATTTCATCGAGATAAACGGTCGATATTATCAGATGCGGAAGTATTCAAAAATGGTGGCCCGGACAGAATTGAGGGAGGCACAATCCGAGGCCACAAAGGAAGTCTGCCGGCAATTTGAACATGACTTAGTAGAGATTTCAGAACATGGAACGGAATGCGAAATCTGCAAACCTTATGAGGGCGAAGTTTATTCCTTGAGCGGCCAACATCCTGATTATCCGATGCTGGATGAGGAACCGCCGTTTCATCCAAATTGTCTTCATGTCATGCGACCTGTTTCTGAGATTGCCCTGGAGTATAGATAAAGTGATTAGGGCGTATTGTGTTGACGATATCACACTCTACCGCTATGCCGGGAGCGATGAATACAATGAGCCGAATCCACCTACGCCTATTGACCTCAAGGGATACGTGGAATGGAAAACAAAATTGGTGCGTAATTTTGCCGGAGAACAAGTAGTCTCATCCGGCATGGTTTATCTACTTTATGATGCGGCCCTAACCCATCAAGATCGTCTTACTATAGATGGCATTGACCATGCAATTTTGAATTGTGTTCTACAAAAGGATTTTTCTAAAGAACATTTGGAGGTTTATATCGCATGAGCAGATCTGGCGTTTCACTCGACACGAAGGACTTCGATATGAAGTTCAAGCGAGTCGTTGACGGCGAAATGCAGGAGCTGGCCGAGAAAGGATTATTTGAGGCCATGAGTGAGGCTTGCCATGATGCAGATGCCGAAAAGCCCTACATCCCCTTCAAGGAAGGCCATCTCAAGGGCTCGGAGAAAATCCGGCGACCCAAGAGAACCAAGGGAGAAATATCGGTTTTGGGCGGGTTTAATATCGGATATGCGGCTCGACTTCATGAGATGGAGCCGACAAGAGCGGCCCGGATTAACTGGACACGGCCGGGGAGTGGACCGAAATATTTAGAGGCAAAACTTATCCGAAACCGAGATAAGTATATGAAAATTACCGCCGAGAGAATAAGGCGGGGGCAGAAATGATCTACGGTTAGCAAGGGAAAGAGGCGGGGTTGCAGCCCCGCCCCAGCCCATACCGGAGGCGAGAATGAGAAGACTGGAAGCACCCCGATACTTAACGGGCCTTTTCTATTTTCTCACACCCGCTGGCCGGAATTCAACGGCCAGAAATGATTAAAGAATTTGCCCATTTAATTGAAACCCTGACAACTTCGGCCTTTGTTGTGGGCGGTAATCTTCAGGTCGGCCATCGGCTCCCTGATTCCCCTATTCGCTGTTCCGTCATTCTTGAAACGGCCGGGAGTGCGCTTTGGGGAGAATTGCCGGAATCAATCGACAAGGCGTTTCAAATTCTTAGTCGGGGCGAAACTTATTTCACGGCCCGCGATGATGCCTGGGCAATATTCGAGGCGCTTCATGGTACGGCCGGTTGGAATCTTCCGCTGATTTATAGCGGTGAAACTTGGTTGGCCACGGCCATAGATGCCATTTCTGATCCTACCTATATCGGTCAAGACGAAAAGGGATATTTCGAGTTTTCTACAAATTATATTGTGCGATTGCAAAAGGACACCTGTGGTCCATGAGCAATAAATCTTAATGGAGGTGAAGCAATATGCCTAAATTGCCTTTTGGTGACAAAGGTCCGGTCGAGGTGACCTGGGCTCCGGGGGAGAGTAATGAACTTGTCGTTACGCCCTATCTCGGTAAGGTGACAATGAAAACGGAGGACGGCGTTTCGCCCGTCCAGGAAGAAGCTCAGGGTGAGGCCCCGGTGGATGCGGTATTTACTGGTACGAAGGTTGAGTTTGAAGTTCCAATGGTCCGGTCCACGTTACTTCAACTCGAAGCGATGTTGCATGGTAGTCTTGCCAGTTCGGAACTGATTATCAGCAACAGGGTCGGATGCGCCATGTATGATGATGCCCAAGGCATCATGATCAAACCCATGTGCGATAACGTGCCGGATGGTGATCCTGCGACCTGGATTTACATCTACAAGGCCTATCCCTATCGGGCTTTTGACCTCGGCTTCGACCGGGATTCACAGCGAGTTGTGCTTGTGAAATTCATGGTTTTCCCGAGCCAGGAGAGCGGATCAGTCGGCGAGTATTACCAGATCGGTTTCTGATTTTGGGAGATTTTTATGCCTAAAATCAAAATCGACACAATCCATGACCCGATTGAGATTGAAGTCCGGGGCCATGTTTTTATTGTCCGCCCGATAACCGGAGGGGTCATCCAGAAGAACCTAAAATTTTTTGATGATCTTCTCCGGGGCGGGAATCTCCATGCCTCCCATGAGAGGTTAATGTTTCTTTTCGATGTGCAGACAAAAGAGGAGAAACAGTTGATTGATGATATGGAGATTCGGGAGATTCAGGAAATCACGGAGGCAATTATCCGGCATACGTTCGGATATAGCTCCCTGATGAAGCCCGGCGGACAACCGATCTCCGAGAAAGAGGCAGAAAAAAACGCGTCAAAGGTTGGGGCAACCGGATAGCGTTAGTCGCTTCCGTTTTCCCCGGCCTTTTCACATGGCAGGACTTCTTCCGCCTGGATATCCGGGACTTGCGGTTTTTTGAACGGACGGCGGCAAGGATGAGATTGCATGATCGGCAAGAAGCGATTATGACGGCCCGGATGTCTATGGCAACGAAAGAGTCCGTAGAAGAAGAAATGTACCGGATAAAGTTTGAACTCGAAAAGCTAGAGCAAGAGGAGAGGGAATAATGACCGGAGCTATGGGCGGATTCCTGGCCGGTAGCATCGTCGCCAAGATGTTGCTGGATAAGACAGGGTGGAATTCGTCCATTTCCGGGGTCGGAAAAGATGTTGATGGTTTAAAGGGAAAAACAAAATCCCTTGGCGATCAAGTTGCCAATCTTGGAAAACAACTTCCTTTAGTTGGCATGGCCATTGTCGGAACTTTCGGGGCAATGGTTAAGCGGGCGGCCGATTATCAAGATGGTCTTTGGGAACTTAGTCAGCAAACCGGCGTTTCCGTAGAAGATTTATCTTCATTTAAACTCGCTCTTGAAACGTCCGGGGCAACACTTGATAGTTTTGCTTTCGGCATGAAAGGGTTATCCGGCTTAATGGCGGATGCGGCGAATAATAATCCGAAGGCCATTAAAACTTTTTATGACTTGGGCGTTTCTTTCCAAAATGCCGATGGATCATTGCGTCCCATGAGGGAAGTATTTTTAGATATATCCGATAAATTCTCCAAAATGCAAGACGGGGCCAAAAAGACAGCTTTGGCCGTAGATATTTTTGGTCGGTCTGGAATGGGCTTAATTCCGACGCTTAATCTTGGTCGGGATGGGATGGAAGCCTGGATTAAAAAAGCAGAAGAATTGGGCTTAGTTGTTTCAACAAAAGATGCCCAAGCTGCCGATGATTTTAATGATAAATTAAAATCCCTTCAATTAACCTTTGATGCGGCTACTCAAAAACTCGCCGTTGCCGTCATTCCGATGTTGACAACGCTTATAGAAAAAATTACCGAAACTGTTGCTAAACTCGGAAAGTGGATTGAACAACATCCCGAGCTCACAAAACAACTTGGCGAAACTACCCTAAAAACCGGGGCATTAATGGTGGCCACTAAATTACTTACCAATCCGGTACTGGCCATTGCCGCCGCCGCCGCTACCGCCGCCACCATGTTTCTTATGCTCCAGGATGCTCTTGATAAAGCCGAACAGGCATCGGATAGATTCGAGACAGTTCAAGCGAATCAGATCAATAAACTGAAAGAAATTGCCGATGCCGCTGGATTGACAAGAAAGGAATTTCATGAGCTAGCCCTGAAATATGATGAGAATTATATTGCACTCTCCCTGGCAATAGATAAGGGTAAGGAAGGCGTTGAACTTCAAAAAGCATCCGCAGAATATGGAAAGAAACATAAGGTAGTAATTGATGAGCAACGGGAGGCGATTGAGAAAAAGGTCTTAGCTGATAAAAAAGCAAGGGAGGCGGCATTAGGTTATCTTGATGCACTAGTGAAAGTCCGCCTGGGGCTTACGGCACTAGCGGCGCCCCTTATGACGGCCACTCAATTGCAGTGGAATCTTGATGAGGGGATGAAACAAGCCGCCCTGAATATAAATGCACAATATCTTCCTGCCATAGACAAAACAAAAACCGCCCTTATTAGTCTAGCAATGGGTTTTGATTTAACGCCGTTTGTTGAAAAACAAGAAGCCGCCCTAACCGCCAGTGAACAGGCTTGGCTAAATTTTAAACAGAATGTCGCTCAAAATATCGGCGACATAGTCGTTGATTGCCTCAGAATTCCGAAGGGCTTGGATGATGCGCTCGGGGAATTGCCGCCTATTTTTGAGGGCGTTTTCAAGGTTATCTATAAAGCCTTTTCCGAATTCGTAAGTGCTCTTATTGCCAAATGGGTTACTGATTTTTTAACAAATACGTTTGTTAATAAAACTGCCGAAGCAGCCAAGGCCGTCGGAGGTACTTTTTCTGATATGGCTGGAACCGTCGGAAAAACGATAACCGGGGCGGCCACTAGCGCAATAGATACAATCTCCGGGGTAGTAACGGCCGTTACCGGCATATTGGCCCTTTTCAAAAAAGAGGATTATTCCCAAGTCACCTATTGGCTCAAGATGACCAAGGATTTGACGCAAGAGATTCGGGATTATCTGTTCATCGTCCTTGAGGGTCAGCATCTTGGATATATGCATGACATCATGGTTGATGACAATAAGTGTATGTGGGACTTGGTCTATAAGGGCCAATCCATTATTGACATTCTTTCTGATAGCAACGCCAAACTCCAAGGGATTTTAGACAGAACGGGCAAAGCTCAAACCGGCGCCTTCGTCATGAGTCCGACTCTTATGGCCGTTGGCGAACAGGCTCCCCGCATCCCCGAAATTATCTTGCCTGAGCCTATCTATGAGCGGAATCTACAAATAGCGGCGGCTATGGGCGGAGGACAACCCGGCCGACCAATAGAGCTCTATATCAATGGCGAACCGGTGAAATTCCCCATGAGAGAGAATATGCGGAAGATTGCGATTGATCTTATTCCGTATATGACGAAAAACGAACAACTAAAAATCCATCCGCGAGCGGTGAGGGCCTTCTAATGGGATACTCAAGATTTTTCTATGACAATATGTGGATGCTCGGGACGCTCAATTATTCGTCCCAGCAATTGGGTTTCCCGGCCTCCAACACGCGGCATAGGTGGGTGAGCCGGACCTGGCGGAGCAACGGGATATCCAGCGCCGGGGAATACATTGAGATTGAAATGCCGTCATCCGGTGATGCTATTTGGCCGACTGTTCTACTCATTAAATACAATAATTTATCGCCGACAGCCATTGTCACGATAGCCGCTTATGAAATCGGATCGGTAGCGCCGGATTATTCACAGAATGTCCCCCTGACCGGGCCCTGGAATTCGATGATTTACTGCGAGATCACGGCGCCGAAAGCATATCCGATTTGGCGGATTGTCTTTGCCGACTTTGCTTCCGGCCTTTCGGGGACTTCCGGTGTTTTCGGGGCGACTTATTTTGAGGTGGGCAATGTTTTCTTGGGCTCTTATTTTGATCCAGCCAGGAATTTTGAGGGCGGGCGCCCGCGCAAACCCCAGGATCAAAGCCTCCGCAAATATAGCGAAGGTGGCCAGATATCTACGATCAAAAAGGAAGTCTTTGAAATACGGGATTATAAATTCCCGGCCAATGATCCGCCCGAAGTAACCGCCTTTGATTCCATGTATGAGCACGTTGGCCTCAGCGGATTCATGTATTTCTGTGAAGATATCCGGGAAATAGGAATCCACAATACTTTTTTTGTGACCATCAATTCCTTTGACTGGACTCATCGGGCTGGACATGGGACGCTTCTTGAACCGACAATTCATCAAAAACAATATTGGGATTTGGCCTTGGCCCTTGAAACCCTACGATGACATTTGAAGATTTTTGCGCTCTGCCTGACCTTGAAAAACTGGTCATTGTAGAAATTCAACCGCGCCAAGAAATTCAAAACAAGGATTGGATTTACGATATTTTTTCCGGCGTTACTATTTATGGAACTTCCTTCACTTGGGGTGAACCTGTCCGGGTGACGGAGAATGCGATTGATTATTACTGGAAGGCCACAAAGGATGAATGCTATGCAACGCCGGGGTCATTTTATTTTGACCCGGATGCTCAATATCTTTGGATTCATACATCGGATGGGGATGCGCCGAATGAGATATTGTCCGGTTCCGTCTCGGGCGCGGGCGGAAGTAAATATTGTATCATGGTTTATTTTTGGATCTGTCTGACAAACTACCAGCCTAAGTTACCGTCCGCCGATACCCCGATAATTGATTTCATTCCCCAGGATGCGACGCTCCCGGTTTATTATTTGCCCTATCTGCCCCCGGATGCACTCGGGAGCGTTAGGCAGGCCATTGGGGAATATCACGTCGGGGATGTGATCATAAATGATGCTGACCTGAAGGCGAACAATGACGGCTTTTGGTACAAGGTCATCAATGAATGCTATCTAGAAAACGCCATCATTGAGGCCAAAGTTGGAGATATCCGCGCCTCCTATGCGGAACTCGCGCTTTTCTTTACGGGATTCATCCGCAATAAAGATGTAACCGATGAACAGATAAGTTTCTCTTGTAAAGATCGGCGTATGGGCCGATTCCGGGACATCCCCTTGACACGGTTTGATAAGACGCTGGCCAAATATGCGAACCTTGAGGACGGCGCCGATGGCCAGGTCATTCCTATTCCTTTTGGAAGGTGTTATGGCTGTAATCCGGTCTGCATAGATACGGTTAATAATATTTATAAGCCATCTGCTTATGCGGTTAATGCTATCACGGCGGTCTATGATGAAAACGGGACGCCGCTTGCCTATGTAGCGGATGCCCCAAATGGCGAATTTACACTCGGGGCACCTCCGGCCGGTGAGGTTATTTGTGATATAGAGGGCATCCTTTGCGACATGACGACCGGCCTCTACTCGGCCAATATCGCGGACCTGCTTTACTATCTCCTGGTTAATCTCAATGATATCCCGGCAACGGAAATAGATGTGCCTTCCTTCCTGGCCCTCAAGGCAGCCAGGGGCCAGACCATTGGTTATTGGGCCGGGGGTGACGGCAACCCGATTCATACCCTTGATGTCCTCCGTATTTTTCAAATGACGGGAATGTTTCATCTTGTCCCGAATCTATCAAATTTATTTGAGGTGCGCTGGTTTGAGGCGGGCTCGGACAGCCTTACGCCGATATTTTATCAAGATGAATTTCCTTTGATTGGGCGGCGGCTGGATGCTGATAGAATCCGGCAAAAAGTTGTAGTCAATTATCGTTATAATCCTTCAACTCAAAAATGGCTTTCGGCCGTGGCTGTTGCCGATAAAACAATTTATCGTTTCTCTGAGCATGAAATCCAAACGATTAATACCGCCCTGGTAGTCCAGGCAGAGGCTGATTCCCTGGCGCAACTTCATCTTGATCTTCTGAGATTCCCCGGTGATTTCGCTTTTGGCCGACTCCCGGCCCGGTCATTGAATATGCTTCCGGCTGAAAAAATCATCCTCAATAAATTGATAGTGATGGAGACCGGAGAAATTATCACTGTTTTCCAAGCTGCGGTTTATCGGCTTTTCTCTCTGGATAAAAACTTAGAAACAGGGGAGGCCGAAATCCTGGCCATAAATGAATCTCAGGCAACGGGAAATTATCATGCCGATGTTCCCCATGTCGATAGTTATTCGGACATTCCGCATGGGGATGGTCATGGGGATTCGCATATGGATTCTCATGCAGATCAATATGATGATTGGCACATTGATACTTATTATGATTCACATGGAGATAGCGTCCATACTGATTTTCATGAGGACCATGCGGACGGAGGGCCATATTTTGATTCTTATTTAGATATTCCACATTCCGATATTCCTCATTGGGATCAACACGGAGACTATCATCTTGATGAACACATTGATGATTACGTTGATGAATATTCTGATTTGCCTCATCAAGATTATCTTCACGTAGATTCCCATTCGGATATTCCCCATTCAGACGCGGAGTATTAAATGCTTTCAATAAAAGCCCTACTTTGCAACGGGAAGTGTGCGAATTGTTATGAGAGAAGGATTAGAGAAATTCGAGGCGGCGATATAAAGCCGGATATAGATAAAATCTTGAAAGCAATCGCGGATTTGCCTAAGCCGAAAGATAAAAACTGTGATAACATTCCCCATATTCATGGCGGGGAACCGCTTCTATTCTCGAATGATGAACTTGAGAAAATCTTCTCGGCCATCTTCGATAAATATGGCCGGAATGGAATTCAGTCCAACGGCCTTTTGATAGATAACAAAAAGATTGAATTATTCAAAAAATATAAAGTGAGTGTTGGAATAAGCATAGACGGGGATACGCCCGCGCTCAATTGGGGCCGATGGGATTTGCCGGGGACGACGGATGGGCAAGCCAAGGCGGGCACGGAAACCGTTTTAACAAATATTAAATGGCTTCTTGATAATAAAATCTCTGTTCATCTCATGACAACACTCTGGAAATACAACGCCTCCAAAAATACGATTGATAAACTTATCAATTTTGTTAAGAAGATGAATTCATGGGGAATCCGGTTTCATCGTTTCCATGCGGGAACGGGTTATGAATTGCCGGAAGCGGAATTGACCGCTGGCGAATTCGGCCTTGCTCTTTATATCTTGGCCGAAAATTGCTTCGCTTCTCCCGATTATCGTTGGTCACCATTCCGGGAGATTATTGATCTCATGCTCGGCATGGAAAGTTCAATCTGTACATTCAATGGCTGTGATCCTTGGCATACGACCTCGGAGGAGCCTTTATTCGAGGACGGGAGCCGGGGGAACTGTCTCCGGGCGGCGGCGGCGGTGGATGGGATCGCTTGCCTAGCGGCTGATAAACGATTTGATTCCCGCTCAATTATTCTTCCTAAGTTGTCCCAGGAGAATGGCGGTTGCGCTAAATGCGAATGGTGGGCGATTTGCCGGGGCGGATGTCCGGGGACGGCTATTGGTGAGGACTGGCGATTGCGGACACGATTCTGTGAGGGATGGAAAACACTTTTTCAATATTTGGACACAAAACTCCGGGGTCTATTCCCGAATATCATCCTGGCCCAAGATTATGGAAGTCGGCCAGGAATCCCACATCTCCTGAAGTCAATCTCGGGAAGTTCATTCTATGAGAACCGGAAAGTCAGCCTTGAAACCCTCATGGCCGAAAAGGGAGATAAAAAGGATGACGGGATTGTCTATATCGAAGGACACGGCGATTCGGACGATCCGGCTTGGCGGGCGGCAAATCCTGAATGGGTAAAGAAACATGGAACTCCTCAAAGACCTTAGCATCCCGGCTTTCTCTCGGATTGTCTGGACAAGCGAATCGGCCCGGCTTAAATATGAAAAGTTAATCCAGAAAAGTTCATCCTTAATCCAGGAACTTGAAGTCCTAAGCGTTGCGGCCGGCCATAGAAAATGCGCTTGGCAGAATGTAGATGAGGACATATTTAATTTCCGGGCGATTGAACTTCTCTCAATGGGCTTAGCCGTTCTACCCGTTAAGAAAGTCGGCAAGACAGACGGCTTTGCTCATTATCATCTACCGCCATCGAAGGACGGAAAAAATAATGTCTGTTTTATCGTGGCCCAAAAATATACAGACGCCTTGGATTTCCGGCGCGGATTCGAGGAAGGCGACCATGAGAAGCAGGGATATTATCTTGGTTTCCCGGAATGTTGCCGGAAGTTTTTTTCAGAGCATTGGAAGGCCGGATACATTGACCCGATTTGGCAGGCGGCGGAGAACTCGGAAATCATAGAAAAGGAATCCCGTCGGCGGAAGATTAAGAAGCATCCCTTGTCGAATCCCATGCTTCGGTATGTGGGGATTCGGGTTTGTTTTCATATTCCATGTTCATTCCATTGTGAGGAAACAATCCGGCTATCCAGGGAGCGCCTATTACTAACCGAAAATTCCCTGGATGAATTTGTCCGGCTTTTGGATATGCCAATGTCCTGGGATGTCATAGCGGGGACGGCCGTAATAAGGACACCAATTTTCTATGTGGTTACTTCTTCCGTAACCTCAATACAAAGATATATTGTCGAGGCCGAAGGCGATTTCCGGCCCGATGAATCAACGCGGGGAATCGGATTTCCATTCAATGAGGTAAAAACATGAAAAAACTATTTGGAATTTTATTGATCGGCTTATTCTTTGTCTTGCCCTTGGCCGGGGATTGGTACTGGAATAAGTACACGGGCAAGCTTGATTATTATGAACGTAGCACGGCCTCGCCCTGGTTTACGACGGTTTATCTCTATGATTTGGATATGTCGAATAAGCTTGCTATCTCCTGGCCGGAAAATGATGTGGCCGATCGCCTGTTGAGATTTTATGTCAATGGTGGAAGCAGGCAAATTAGTCTTGCCGGGAATTTCACGTTATCGGGAAACAATACGGTTGCGCTCTGGAATGCCGATGATCTTATTGTTAAAAGCCCTTGGGCGGACGTCCGCGCATATGGGGCAACCGGAAATGGCATAACCGATGATCGTTTGGCAATTCAGGCTGCGATTGATGCTATCAATGTGGCGGGTGGCGGGATTGTCTTTTTCCCGAAGGGAACATATTTAGTCAGCGAGGCGATTCATCCCGCAAATGCTTCCTATGGAGCCTGCCTTATTGTCTATGCCAATATCACATTAGAGGGGGCGGGGATAAATGCTACAATCATAAAGCGCGCCGCAAACGGCACAATTATAGATGGATTATCAGCAGTAATTTTTAATCGTTATATAAGCATAGCTGGTACAGATCGCGATATTAATATCCGTAATCTAACGGTTGATGGGAATTGTCTTAATCAAACAGTTAATAAGCAGACTGGGGTGTTTTTTAAAGACGTGCGTTCCCTTCGACTTGAAAACGTAAAAGTAAAAAACGTTAAGAACACTGCCGTATGGGCGACGGATTCTTTTTGTTATGAAACACAAAATTGCACGGAAGTTTATTTCATAAATTGCGAAGCCACTAATGATGATGGAGCTTCTTGGGCCGTGAGCGGATATCATGCAAATAATTCAAATATGGTTAGATATACAAATTGCATAGTTAACGGGAATTCGGTTATGAGGGGTGGGTTTGGGGCATACCGGGCCGGAAACGTGCAATATGTCAATTGCGAAAGTTATTCCGTTTCATACGATCATTTTCATTCTGAATTTAGTAGGGATGTTTTATATACAAATTGTATCGGCGGGGGCAGAACCCAGGCTTATTCGGCTACGCCGGGATATGCCGCAGATACTAATTTAGGCGGAGCCATATATGGTTTGACCGTACATGAATCAAGCGACGTTATTGTCCAGGGCGTAAATGTTCGATATAACACAACCGGTATTAATATAACAAACGGAACGACGGGCGTTCTTATTGACGGAGCGAATGTTTCAAACTCCACTACCGGGATTAGAATACCATCGGGGGCCGGATTAAACATTGTATTAAAAAATATCACGGCTGATTCATGTACTACGGAATTATCTATCGGAGCTGTTGGCGCAAGCTTTGCCCGCGATTTAAAAACCTGGGAAAATTTTGAACATTTTATTGGACTACCTGATAGCGCAAGTGGCATTTGGATACGCGCCACCAATGGGGCCGGTGCCTATGCCTCTCCCTCGGCAGGAACAAGTCTTCGACCCGGTATTTTATCGCTTGCAACAGGAACCACGAATGCCGGATATGCCAATATCACGGCGGGTGGGTCAGTTACGCCCGCTTCTTTTTTGTTTGGCGCGGGAATTTATACAATAGAGGATGATATTTGGATTAATAATCTCTCGGATGGGACGGATACCTATGTCCTTCGATTTGGATTTGGAGACTTAGGAACGGGCACTCCGGTTGATGGTGCATATTTTTATTATACCGATATTGGGGGCGGCGGAGCAACGCCTAATTGGTATCGGAATACTGTTTCAAATTCAGTTCTAACTTCTACGGATACGGGAGTGGCCGTTGTAGCCGGATCATGGATAAGACTCAAAGCTGTGGTCAATTCCGATGCCACAAGTGTTGAATATTTCATTAATGGAACTTCGGTCGGATCAAATGTGGCAAATATTCCATCGGGAGCGGGGCGCGGAACGGGAGCCATTTATTCTATTATCAAAACAGCCGGGACAACTAGCCGCGTTGCTAATATAGATTGGGCTTGGCTCCGAATAGAATTGACGGCTACAATATAATGAAAATCATATTTCTGCTCAGCCTGATTCTTCTATTCGCCGCCTGTGGCCCTAGTCCGACGGTGACGATTGAGGTCTGCATTTTCTCCGGCCTATTGCCGGGGCTGTGGTGCCTTTCTAAGATTTTCAGGAAATTCAAAAAGGGGCAGGAACCGACGGCGCATTGTAACGTCTGCCATGAGCCCACGGTCAAAGTTTGCGATGAAACCGGGAAGCTGGCCGTGGCCAATTGTCCGGCGCACGAAGTACCCGAATCAGAAGCTCCGGCTTTCTATTGCCGACGCCATGCCCGCAACGCCCTGGCCTCCCCTTGGCTGGTCATGGCCTGGCTGGACCTGCAATCCAAGGTTCAGAGATATTCCGATGAGGAGATGGATACCTTTGCCCGGCGAGTAGGGGAAGCCGGGGTCCGGTATGTCAGGATTTTTTATCCGGGCTGGAATGACGATGGCCCGGGCGGTTGTGTTTTTCCTTACCTCCAGGAGCCGGATGGCCGCTGGAATTTGGATAAGCCGAATCCGGCCTATGACGAGAATCTCCGGCGGATTGCACGTCATCTTAGCAAATATGAAGTTGGGGTTTATATCGACATGGCCGACCAATGCGGATGGGATAGTTATTGGGATTGCTGGCGCCGAAATATCAATGGCGTCCGCGGCTGGTGGGACGAGTCAGCCCTGGCCTTGGGCTACTGGAAGGCCGCGGTTGACCGGGTCCTGGCCGCGATAGGCGGGGCTGAGGGACATATCATCGGCCTGGGGAATGAACTCAAGCGGCCGGACGATGATGACGTTACTTTGGAATGGGGCCTTACCTGGGCGAAGCCTCGGGTTGATTACCTGGTGAGCCTGGGGATCGCTAAACCCATTACCATATCAGCCGGGGGCAGGACCGGAAAAAAGATACTCGGGGCCATAAGCGACGAGGATGGGAACTACCCTGATAATAGTTTCCTGGCCGGGATCGTTCACGGCATAGGCTTAGTTGACCACATCCCGCCAAAGGATGACGATCACCCTAACGGATTCACTTCCCTTGAGGATTGGCTACAGAACTTCTCCAAGTTTCATCTATTGGGCTACTCGGATGATGGGACAGATACAAATCCCTGGTGCTATATTCCCCCGGAGAAAGCGGGAACCTATGACAAGAGTGGGGGCAAGTGTGCAAGCGTAACAGAGAAAATTAAACTCATAAAGCTATTCCTTCAATACTTCAATGAGGGTCAGCTTCGGGTCATTGAATTCCTACCCCGTGAGATTAGCTTCGATGAGGGGCCTGGTTCCCTGGCTGAGCAGAGCCCTGAGGCATTCTGGCGGGTCGGGCTTGAGGTCTTTGGGATAGACCCGAGGCGGATATTTTAATTATCTATTCAGCCAAGTAATTTTATATTCATAAGCTTTTATTTGTGAAATAGAAAAAAGATTATATGCAGTAGCTTCAAAAAATGCCCGTTGACCAGGAATAACATCACCAAAATTTATTGCTAGATTTACCGCCTGTCCTTTAGCGATGTCAATAATCCAAGTCTTGGAAACATCAAAATAACAAATAATTATAATCATAACGTTATGTCCAGTATTGTTTCCAATGTTTTTAATATATCCCGTAGCTTGCGGACAACCAAAATAAGTATAACGCCATTGTATATCACCATCTAAAACCATATTGGCTTTTGATATTAATAATTCAGAAGCAGTCGGCAAAATCAAATCTTTACAACCATAAAAAAGCAGAATTAGGATTAAAAACAAAAAATATTTTTTCATCTCAATCTCTCACCACTTATAGATACGATAGGCCAGGGAAAGGGTTTTGTCAAGGCGGCCAGGGCAGCGAACTCATTAAATTGCCTAGTCTTTCTAGGTAAAATAATTTATAAAGAAAGGTCTTGACAAATGTCATTCGATGATTTATATTGATAACAGCATGACCGACATAAAGGCCTTAAAGCAAATACGGAAGCGGCATTCTCTTTCTTTCGAGGCGATTGCCAGGGAAATGGGATTAAGCCATAGGACAATTTTTCGTTGGATTCATGGGGAAAGTTTACCTTCGCCGATGGCCAGACAACGTTTAGCCGAATATATTAAGCGGCAAAAAGAGACTGAGGCCCGTCCATGAATCAGTCGGCGGGCATGAAATTATGTCAACTTGCGATATTGCTTGCCTATGTGCGCTTATGGAATATCACGGCCAAATATAACCCTATATTACGTCGGATAAGATTTAGTATGTCCTCTATTCCCATCGGAATATGGGAAATTATTAAACTCCACTTAGTCTCAGTATATGCCCATTCTCAGCAGAAGGCAGGGGATAATAAATGAAATTCAATGTTGATCCCGAATTTGAGACTTATTGGCCTGCCCTTCCCGAAGAAAAATTAATCATTCTTGAAAAAAGCATCTTGGATGATGGCCTTCATGAAAATTTGGTGGTCTGGAAAGAAGAAAATATTTTATTAGACGGCCATCAAAGATTACGAATTCTTACAAAGCACAATATCTCTTTTGACAATCGAATAGATTATCTTTCTTTTCCAGATCGTCTTCATGCTAAACGTTGGGTTCATGTTACGCAAATAGGGCGAAGGGGAGACGTTCCAAAACTTATAGCTGTTTTTCATGTCCTTGAATTCGAGCCGCTCTATATAGAGGAAGCGAGAAACCGACAAAAGGAACACGGGGGGACGGCACCGGGGAAACACTCTGGTATCAAGGATACCGAAGTGTTGGGTCGTTCCCGTTTATTCATGGCCCGTGATTCCGGCCAAGGCGAACATACAATTTCTCGCGTTCTCTATATCAGAAAACACGATCCGCAAAAGTTTGCCGATCTTATTGCCAGAGCCAAATCCGGCGAAGAAATAATCATCCATCGAGAGCATTCGATTGTTAAGGGTATCCAAGACGCAAAACAAGCCGAAGTTAAGATTGATAAAGAAACGTTGGAAAAATTTGAATCATCCAATACTGTTGATGCTTTTTCGGAAGCAGTCCGAAAATTTAAACCTCCGCTAGAAGTTCAACGAGCGGCGGCCGAATCCATCGTTGCTAATGACAAAACGGCAAATAAGAATTTTGTCGAGGATGAAATCATTCATCGAATGCCGAAGAAAAAATCCGCGAAGGAAAAAGACAAGCCGGGTTTATCTCAATTAAAAAATTCCATGCAGTTAGTTACTGATTATCTTAATAAATCTATAGAAGAAATCAAACATCTCACAAAGCTCCGTGAACAATTTGGAGATGATTTATATTTCCGCGCCCTAGCTGATTCTGCAAATCTTAGAGCAGCCTTCGCGGAGTG